TACCGCAGTCCAATAAACTTCACCACTCATAGGGAAGTTTTCGTCAGTAAAGGCCTCTGCAACATCTTCTTGCAGTTCCTGAAGATTCTTCAAAACATCACGATCAATTTGCATTAGGGGTTGTTTGGATTAACATGGCTATCATACCAAGAAGTGTGGGGGGGTGTCCAGGGGGTGTGTGACAGTTCTTTAAGTGGTTGGCACCCCGACCGTATTGTTTGTGTATTTATTTTTGTTTATGTTCGTTGTTGGTTCATATTGCGATAAATCTACCGCTTCCAACTCTGCAATTGCCTTAGTTAATCTAACTATTTCTGCGTCCGCTGCAGCTCTTCCTTGTAAAAAGACAAATGCTTGACCTTCCAACTTATCTCTAAGTTGTCTAAGTCTTAATGAAGCAGCAAGAGTTTCATCCACTGTTGCTTGTGACTTTGTAATACTTGAATTTCTTGTTGATTCCGCGTTTGATATAGCAGTATTTTGTGCCCCACAACCAGAAAAAGATGGATTATTTGAACTGGTTCCAGTATATCCTATTCCATATCTTTGTGGAACAGTACTTCCAACTGATAATGTAACTGTAGTTCCTTCTGGCGCATGTGCGCTACTCGAACTAATTAAGGCTCCTTCAGAATCAAATGTATTGGTAATCAATACAGGCCATTGAGTAGTTCCTTCATACCAATCTACAAATCCAGCCCCACACTCAGGTTCTGGATCAAAATCACCGAGAACTTCTCTCCACTGAAAAGGTCCCGGAGGAGCAGTACTACTAACTCTCACAACACTATGGCCAAATCCTACAGTGCTTTCATTCATAATCCCCACAGTAACTGGATCTATAGGATTATTTGTAGCATCAAATTCATCCAATACTGATTGCGTAGTTCTAATTATAGTAAAATTCGTAGGATCACTAGGATTAACATCTTGACTTGCAGGGACATCTATTAAAAATGAATCATAAGTACTTGTAATTCCTATTGCAAAGTCAATAGTAGTTGAACCTAAAGCTGGATTACTTATGACCAAAGATGGAACAGTAACACTAGTGGTAATAAATCCACCAAAATCAAAATCCCATATTTCAATATCAATTGGAGCAGAACTAATAGCCACTACAGTAGTTTCAAAAGGTAAAACACTGGTTCCAATAATTCTATTACCTACTTGAATTTGAGTTGTATCTCCAACTCCTGCTTGTGCAATAACAGTAGATCCAATTGTAACCTTACCATTAAAAATTTTGGTTTCAATTACTAAGGTACTTTGTCCGAAACCAACAATATTGGGAAGATTATTTATTCCAAATACAGTAGGATTTTCTAGATCATCCGTAATAAGATCACCAGGCAAAATACCAACAGTTCCAGCAACACCAGCTTGAACAATTGCTAAGTTGGTAGTTCCTGCACTGATAGCTCCATAAAATTCAGAAACAATATTGGAACCATAATCTTGATTTTTAGGTCTTCTGTAATATTTTATTCCCCATTTTCCATACTGTGTATATGTGGAAGAATCTTTTTTGACTTCATAGATTGTTTCAGTCACTACGCTTGTAAAACCGACTCTAAAAGTACGTTGGCCGGTTTGAACCCAAGCTAAATCACTTTTACACCCAGTAGAAACTCTAGACTCATATGCTGCAGCTGCAGCAGTCGCTCCAGCATTAATTTCTGCTATCCCAGGCAATAATGACCTGTCCATATTTTCAATAACTGCATCATATCGATCTATTCTTACATCATATAATGCAAGTTGTTCCAGTAACTGTTCTTTTTCTTGCTTTTTAAATTCAAGTTCTTCCTTACATTCTGCAATGAAATGAGTAGATACACCGGCCATAATTAGTTAATTATATTGTCAAAGATTGTTTAGTATTATTTATGGGAACACTGTGGGACTAAACCAGAATCTATATTCGTTATTATCTCCAGGATAATCGGTATGATTCAACCCTTTATATTCTACAATATTTTTAGGAGTGTCTTTTCTTTCTGCAAATATTTTATAGTAACAATTGATTGAATTATCAGAGTTAGAGAAAACTTCAATTTTGGTTCCACATTTGGAAACATTATAAAAGAGTTTTTGATGTTGATTAATCGAAGTTAATATTACATTTATGGTTTCAGAATCAACTAAACCTTCCCAATAATCTGGAAGTTCAATAATATTTTTATTTTTAAGAGTTCCTTTGATAAAAACATCGGCAGTCGGGCCCTCTGTACAAACATAACGAACTCTCCAACCATTTTTTGTGGGATGTTTAATGTCAAAATTTGGATGTCCCAAAGGTTTTTTTGCTTGCACTCTTGTTTTGAATTGCGTATTCATGCCCTTTGTTCCGGACATGTTTCCAATAATCACCCTAGCTCTTAATAATGGCGTTTCTCTGAATGCTTGAGAATAATCTGGACCAGCAGTGGTTTGTACTGCGGCTTTTGCACTATATGCAGTTGTAGCCGAAAATGCAGCTTTTACGTCGGAACCAACTTTGTTACTGTATCCAGTAACATTTGCAAGACCTGATCTATTGTAGATTCCGGATTGATTATTAATAGCTGGAATATTGGCAATACCAATAACTTGTAGGGAGATTGGTCCCCCCAATCCAGGTCCAATCATACAATTAGCTGTAGGAATTGGTGGTCCTCCAGCACCAATCCACACAGGCCCATTTAAAACTGTTGTTCCTGGAATTGATGGAACGCATCCAGGTAAGAATGAATAATCTATTGGACCTACACAGAGTTTATCACCAATATACTTAACGGGTTCTGCAGGCATAATAATTATAAAGTAAACAATCCGTATTGTGCATTATCTCCGGGATAATCTGTTACCGATTCTCCCTCATATTCTGCAATATTTCTTTCAACATCTTTTCTTTCACCGAATATCAAATAACTATATTTTTTTACTTCACCTAAAGCGTTGGAGACTTTTACTTTAGTACCACACTCCGATAGTTTTGCAAAAAGTTCTTGATATTCTCCGACTGCGGTTAAACTAATTGTGATTGTTTCAGAATCTACTAGTCCTGTCCAGTAATCTGGAAGTTCAATAGTATCGCAGGATTCCATCACACCTCTGACATAAACATCCGCAGTTGGACCTTCGACACAAACATGTCTAAGTCTCCAACCTTCTTTGGTTGGGTGTTTAATATCAAATGGTTTTTTTGTAGCTAATGCTGCAGCTTGAGTTGGATTGATTCCTGTAGTTCCTGAAACATTTCCCAGAATTACTTTAGCCTTTAATAAAGGAGTTTCAGCAAATGCTTGAGAATACTGTGGTCCAGCTGTAGTTTGTGTGGTAGATTTTGCACTAAATCCAGTGGTAGCCGAAAATGCAGCTTTTGTACTTGCACCAAGTTTTTGAGTAAATCCAGTTATATTTGCAAGACCAGATCTATTATTAATTCCTATTTGGTTGGTAATAGAAATAAAATTAGCAATACCAATAACTTGTAAAGAAATTGGACCTCCAATTCCAGGACCAATCATACAATTAGCTGTAGGAATTTGGGGTCCACCTGCACCAATCCATGCAGGTCCATTTAATACTGAAGTTCCAGGTATAGCGGGGACAGCAGGTAAAAATGAGTAATCTAAAGGACCTACACAGAGTTTATCACCAATATACTTAACGGGTTCTGCAGGCATATTTCACCTCCTAGTATTCAACAACTTAACCATTTTTCAAATTTCTTAGCAATATTTAAAAGTCTAGTTAAAATTGACCCTTCACAATCTTCTGCACCAGAAGTTTGACTATTTTGTATATTTCCAGTGGTATCTGTTGCTTGAGCTCCAATAGATGCACTGTTGGACATAACTGTATTGGAGTTACTTCCTTTAAAAGATTGTACAGGAGCATTTACAGCAAAATGTTTTCCTGAAACTACAGTCACTTCTCCAGTTCCATCTAGAGCAACAACTCTAATATTTTTACCTCTTAGAATAATATCACCATCCATTGCTTCGATGATAATATCACCCTTTCTAGCTCTTATAATTTTAGCAGGTTCTTTATCTTTTCCATCTACCCCACAAAGTTCATATGAGGTTTTATTACATTGTTGCATGTATTGACCATCGGTTGTGTACTCAAACCCTTGGCCATTATCCGTGAACATCGCATAATCTATTATTCTCCCCACAGCATCTTCAGTTCCAGACTTAATTATATAGCCTGGTTTCTTTTCATAATATTCTTTTGGTTGTTCGGGCATGGTTTACACACAATCGACTACGTTTACGATGGAGCCAATACCAACAATATTTTGATCAAGAGTATCAGTGATAAATTGTGGTACGAATTGTAGAACTGGATAGATGATGGCACCTTCTCCCGTCCTTGTATTTATAATCACTGGTGGAACAGATTTGAAAGTTTGACCAGATGATCCAGTTTGTGTAGTTTGATTGGGAGGGGGCGCTTGACCTGGTTGAGTTGGTTGAACCGCAAAACTTGGGTATTCCACATCAATAATAGAACCGTTATCTGTAATCACTGGTTTAAACAAATCATCTCCAACTTGTATAGTATCTCCAAAAGTATATCCTATTCCGGGACTTCCTATTACAAAATTAGTAGTGATTCCAATAACAACTGGAGAAAGTTGACCGTCTCCCACATCTAAACATGGTGGTAGAGAGGCAGTACCAGCACCACCACCAGTCTCTTCGGTTAAGTTGGTTTGACAATAACCAGTTCCGGGATTAATAACATAGATCGAATCTATTCCTCCATTTGATACTGTTGCTCTAGCTTGAGCACCTTTTCCATGATTTGAATTATCAACAACTCTTATTTCTGGTGGATATGTATACCCTTTTCCAGGATCGCATAGTAAAAATGTTACAATGGATCCATCTACTTCAGATACTACTGCTTTTGCTCTTGCACCAACTCCATCTCCATAGATTCTAATTTCTGGGGGGATACAGTTATAAAATTTGACACCAATTGGCATTGGAGCAAGATCATCTTGTGTTTGTGGATTTGTAATTTTTTTCCTGCACTTACTGAATGGTGTATTTGAAGATCCGAACATAGACAAATAACCTAGAGACTGATTGGCTCCACCAAGTCCACTCAATACATCCATGTTTCCTATAATACTATTCCAACTATCCAAAGCTGGGAATGATGCTCCACTAAAAGGATTCCAAGAAGTTGTACTTTGACAAGCTAAGGAATCGCAACTTAAAAAACTTAGGATCTGACTAATCATGTTCAATCCACTGGTTAAAGCACCAGCAATTGAACTAATTCCACTAGCTAACCAATCTAGTCCACTTAAAATAGCAGATAGAGCATTATCTGCCATATCTGCCAACTTATTTACCAATGCACTCGTAATTTCTTCTATTGCACACAAAGGTATATTTGGACTTTTACCAATAAGTCCATTTAAAAGACCCTTGATAAAGTCCATAAGAGGACCAAATAGTTTTTCAAAAAGACAAAATATTAGATTTAATATATTTTTAGCAGCTTCAGAGATGGGAAGTTTAATCGAAGATGGTAATGTAATTGATAGTACTTTAAATAATTTTCCAATTAAACAGAAAATACTATCACGCATTCCATTAATCACAAACTTCATAATGGATGCAACAATTCTAGCTACAGACCTAACAGTTTGTTGAACATCTACAACAACATTTCTAACTGGGTCTATGAATCCTAATGCAGTTTTTTCAAGTCCATTTACTGTTTTGATAAAACTTTGTAGAGTATTTGTAATTTGACTTAAAATATTATTTCCACACCCATTATCAGTTTCAACATTACCTACTTTATCAAATGCAGATAGAAATGCAACTTCTGCTTTTTCATCGTAAAATAACTGATCTCTAGGAATATTTGGAGCTCCAAATATTGCTCCGGCTTTACTACTAGTATCTGTTGTAATTGGAGCGAATCCGGGACTTAAATCCAAACTTTTTGTTGTAGCTGCTCCGAAGAGTGGGTTGGCAAACATTTCAAATTGGGATCCCTCTCCAATTTTTTCATCTATTTCTTTTGCAACTCCATCATCTTGTCTTTTATTTCTTGTAGATTGACTCCTTCTTTTTGGGTCTCCTCCCCCAAGAGGTCCACTTGTTGGTGCTCCTGCAAATGGTTCAAATGGATTCGGATTTGGTATGTTTTCAACCATTGGGCTTCTATAGAAGCAAGACATTATGACAGGTTGTTGAGCTTCTTCCCCATCCAGAAAGAATCCAAATACAGACTCTCCTCCAACAAGTAAAGGTAATTTACCAAAACCACCTTGAGCTGGAGCTCCATCTGCTGCACTAGTTAGAACATGAGCCCAAGGAAGGTCTTCATCTTTTAACTCATTTCTATCAAAACTATGATATCCAATAATTCGTATTTTGCATCTATATCCCCAAGATGATTTGCCTTCATCAATTCTTGTTTTTTCAGTGCGCCATACTTTAGGATCGGCAACTTGGCCGATCCACCAAATGAATCCGTCTCTACCTAAAAAATTTGATTTTACAAAAGATTCGTCTATCATTAGTCTTCGTAAATTTTACATTCTGCGGCACCTGGATGACTATCGCAATATAACTCTAATGGAGTTGGATCATGATCATCTTCTGGATGATTAGCCTTATAAGCTTCTAAAGCTTCTAATTCTTCTTGAGTATGTCTTCTCGCTTGTGGAGAAGTGACAGGGTTATCGAGAATTTCTCTATCTTTTGCAATGTGGGTATCTATGTTGTTCATTATTTTGCCCCATATAATCCGTAGGAGTCTCTGACGAGTTTTAGTGATGATACCATTTGATTGCCTTCGAAATGATGTCTAACTTCTTTAATCAAATAATTTCCACTTTGTTCAGGATCTACTTCAGCAGTTTGTCCTGCATCAATTTTTTGAAATTGTGCGTAAAGTATGTTACCAGCTTTCAAATTGACATTCATAGGTACTACAATATTTAGCGACTGAGTAAACAATAAATTATAACGAGAAAAAGCTTTTGCCATATCAGTATTGTCCCTACCAGAATCATCAGTTCTACCAGTTTTGTCTAATATTCCCACATCTGCAGATCTAAACAGAATTCTTGATGGTCTATTACCAAAATCTCTTGGGTATGCCAATTTACTAGTACTACCTAGTTTAGATTTAATTTCTGAATTTAAACTATAAGTAATCCCACTAATTTTGTTCTCATATAAGTCGTAAAAATATGTGATATTTGCATACATTCCGACCCGGAGAGATTTCATTAAATCAATATTCTTTTCAAAGTTATAATTTAAAATGTTGAAATTTGCATTTAAATTTCCAGACTCCGTAATTCCGGGATTGTAATTATATTTTGGTATTGATTCTTTCGATGTACTACCAGTTTGAGACATTGTTGCAGAAACTAATGTATCAATACTTCTAAAATGAAATCCATCTTTATTTTCATAGAATAAAAATCCAGCAACTCCCTTTGCAATTGTTCCACTGTTTCCAGACGATGAAGTAGCTGGAATACCTTTAGGACCTAACCAAGTTAATATGTGAAATGGTTTTTTTAGAGTACCAATAAAACTATAAGAATTAGATGTTTTCTCGATATTTGCACTCTTAAATTTTTTAGTTTTTAGTACATCTTTGAGAATTGCAGTTACATGATCATTGATTGGTTTTTTATCATACTTTTTTTGAACTCTAGCCGTCTCATTTGTCAATGCCTCACGAGAACATAAGTGAAGAGTAAAGTATTCTTTTGCACCATCAGAAACAATTCCACCCACTTTATAAACATACATTGCATAATCACCATCCAACTTAAAATTTCCACTTAGAGTTTCTATATCAATAACAACTTTTTCTCCACCTCGAATTGGAAGATTATTGAATATTGAATAAGTGGCAGCGATCTGCATAGTCATCGTCACACAAGGAGATAATATATCTTCAAAATAATCACAGAAAATGAGAGAACTGGTTAGATCAATTTTTCTCTTTGTTTCTGAAGATTCGATTATAACTGAATTATATTTTAACGTAGTTAACGCATTAGACATATTACGTTCCCGATAAGTTCGTTAACAAGATGGTCTTGAATAAACTATTTAACACCTGACCTTCAGGAGTTGGAGGTAAGATCGTTGTACCTCCTCCTCCACTACCTCCAGCAATAACCATAGGTCGTTGTTGTGATCCACTAGGACCACCCATAACAATTGGCATTAACGTTATACTTGATTGTGGTAAGTTATAATCTGGATATTGTTCTATTTGTTGAGGTACAGTCTGTTGCATTGATGGAACTGCAGTGACTGTTGCTGGGGCAGCTTGAACATTCATGGGTTTTTCTTTCAACTTCATTTCATTCCAATTATATCCTTTTGATTTTGCCCATATTTTAGCTTGTTGTTGTTGTTCCGGTGTCAGATTTGTCCAAGCAGATTCAATTTTTCCTCTTGCAAAAGGATTACTTCTATTGTCCCATGCCATTTGAAACTTTTGTTGCATCTCGGCACTTGGAGGAGATGGTGCAGCAGGATTTTGTGATTTATCTGGAACTACTCCAGGTTTTAAATCTTCCATATCTCCAGTTTCTTTACCTTTTGATTCTATTTTTCCTTTGGTTTCAGATAAACCAGATTTAGAACCAGGTTTCAAGTGACCAATCCAAGTACGTGTTCCTTGAATATAACCAGCAATTCCGCCTCTACCATAACCACCAAAACCAGATCCAGTTGGACCAACATTAGTAAGAGGGACTGGTATTTTCGTACCTTTTTTTACAAAAACATCGATAGATTTTCCTGTTCCACTATGGGTATGGGCTCTTCTTGCTTGTTCAACATAACTTCTTATTTCTTCATCGCTGTACTGTTTAGATGGATTTAAGTCTACTCCAGGATTCAGGTAAACTGGAGATCCTTGTTTCAATAAAGCTTTGACTACCATTGTTGTATCTTTAACAACCGCACCCGCACTATCACCTTGAAAATGTCCATGAACCCAACCAGGAGCATTACTTACATTTCCAGTTTCACCAAATTCTGCATTTCCTGATCCATATTGGATGGAATCTACACCTCCAGGAGTTGTGTCTTCCGGTAATTTTGGAGCCTCATCTTCTCCAAGTTCTTCATCATATCCTTGAGGGACAACTTCTTGTGGCGCGGCAAGATTCATTGAAACTTTTTCAAATTTAATAACAACATTTTCAAATTTATCCAATACCTGAGGCAATGTAACTTTGGAAGCTGATGTTGCTGCAAGTTTTTGTTTTTGTTCTTGTTGTTTTAATTTTGCTTTTTGTTTTTCTTTTACTTTTCCTTCCCCAGTCGCAGATTCATATGCTCTATCAGCTAAATAACCTCCAGCAAGTCCTCCCAAACTACCAACTGCAGCTCCTAATACAAAACCTAATCCAGGAATTGGAACCAATGTCTGACCAATAGCTCCCGCTAATGCTGCACCAGCAAGAGCGCCACCAGCAGCACCAGCAGCAGATCCAACTGCACCAGCACCTGCTTTGCCCACAGATTCTCCTTCGGATATTCCTTGTGCAAAATCTAATCCAGCTAAAGCAGCGGAAAGAATCGGCAATCCTCTAACACCAGGAAGTCTGATTTTTGTACCTTTTGGTATTGGTTTTCCTGCTTTTGGACTCGGTTTTGCACCAGGTTTGCCGCCTTTACCACCTTTCCCTCCACCACCAAATAAATTACCAACCAATCCTGCAGCATCTAAAGCACCACTAGCTAAACCAGAAAGCAAACTTCCGGCGGATCCAAATGTAGAACTTACATTGATACTTGATAACCTTTTGATCTTTTTTTCATCTGGAAGTTTAATTGCTTCAATATTTCTTACTTCCGTAGTCATAAATCTCAAAAATTCACTATACGAAGCCTGTGTAGACTTCATTTGAGATTTAGATCTATTAATATTGACAATATTACTAAAAGCCGAGACTAATGGTGATCTTAATGGAGTATCTTTCTTTGGAGGTGCCATATATTATCCGTCCACAATGTTATAAACCATTTTGGAATATAATGTAAGAAAATTATCATAATTTGATGATGATAAGAATGGAACAGTAACACCACCTTTACTCATTATTGGTGGAGGAGTAATTGTATCTCCCACTTTTGTAGATTGTGCTTGCGGCGTGGAGAGATTTAAAGGAGCTATATTGACTTGAGGAGCTTGTTGAACTGGAGGTCTAGATACGGTCTGTGCAAGTTGTTGTTGATTTGTTGCCTGTGATGGAGCTGGTGCGACTGCTGAAGGTTTTTGTGGTGGAGTAGTTACAGTGCCAGTTGGTTGTGTTCCTAATTTTCCTACTGGTCCACCAAAATTATAAAACCAATTACCTCCAGATCTAAATTGAATATCTCCAGATTGTGATTGTCTTCCACCATAAAAATTCTGAGCACCCTTAACATTTTGTCTGGACATCTCCAGATATTTTGGATCATTTAAAATTGTTCCAGCAACACTAGCACTACCTCCACCAAATATTTGTTGAAGTTTATTTAATCCATCAGGTTCAGAGGCAACTTGTTGTAAATATTTGAATTTTTCTTGAGGAGTATTTCCAGGTAGTTTAGCCGCAATTGGTCCATATTTTGCTGCAGCATCTGGATCTTTACTTTTTCCAAAAATTGCTGCAGAAATTGGAGAAAATTGATCATATCCCGATAAGACGCCAGGCAATCCTTTACCATATTTTCCAGATGCTGAACGATTTAACATTACTTGGAGTGCGTCAGCAGCATTTTCTGGAGATGATGCTTCCATAGTTGCAACAAATGCAGCTAACTTTTCATCTCCAGGAGCAGATGTAGTTACTGGTGTAGTAGGAGCTCCACCACTTGCGGGTGGTTTTCCTGGTGCTTTTTGTGGTGCTGGAGCAGCACCTCCAGGAGCAGGTTGAGACTTTTTAGTACTTGATAATGAATTTATCGCTGCCGAAAATCTATCTAATATTGAGTTAAAACGGTCTAATAGAACTCCTGGTATAGCTCCTTCTGACATGGGCGCAGCTTGAACGTCCCCACCAAGATCCATCATTCCACTTACTACTTTGGAACCTAATCCACCTGCTAATGCGGCACCACCCAACATCATGGCAGGTTTGCCACCACGTCTAAGAGCTCTAGATAGACCACCCATAGATCCCCTTCTAAGAGATCCACCAGGAATGTCAATATCTAAATTTAATCCACCTCCGCCAGCACTTGCAGTAGGTAGATTTGAAAGTTGTTTTACAATGTTTATAATAGTTTGACGAATAATCTTTGCAACATTAAAAGTCTCAGTAAATACGTTTTGAAGTGCTTTTAAATTTTCGCCAAGAGTTCTTACGTTTTTTCTATTGCCTAGAAACTGAATATATCCTAATGCTTCTTTGTATAGATTTAAGAAATTCTGCAAGATAGAATTTGGTGTTGCAGCTTCAATCTTACCTAATCTATCTTGATATTTTTTTTCTAATCCATCAATTTTTTGATTAACTATCTGAGTTACATTTTTATTTACAGATTGTACTCTATTTTCAACATTATTTAAAATGTTTGATGATAATGTTTGAATGATGGAATTTAAATCTGGTGGTCGCGCAGAAACTGCAGCTGCACCTCGTTGAAATCCAACAATTTTATTAGCGGCACTAGCAACGACTCCTTGACCTAGAGGAGATCCACCAGTGATAAAATTTTGAGCAGCTGCAGCCGTCGTTTGTCTTTCTCTTACAATTCTAGATGGATTGAGTAGTGAACTAACTGCCACGGTTTGCTGCCTGTTGTGCCTTTAGGTTTTCTTCTTCAATGTGTTGTTTCAACAGGGCGAGATAGATATCTCTTTCCCAAGGCATCATGTTTTCAATCTCTGTCAAAGAGTATTTATGAAACTGCATGAGAGCGAAATTAATGCGGAAATATGACTCAAGATCAATATGAGCCATAATTAGCCGAAAAAACTTGTTAGGCCCTCCAGAGTTACTGTATTTTCTACTTTTGTATTTGGATTAATAACGGTGAAAGTATGAGACAGTTTAGGCATTGTCTCAAAAAACTTTTCAATCTTCTTGAATTGATCTGCGTTCATACTTTCAATGAATTCAATCAACTCTTTCTTAGTCACATCTGAAGCAGCCCAAGCTTCTTCTTCTGTAAAAATAGATTCAATGCATGAGGATATAATATCAAAAGATCTTTCAATAGTTGATACAGATTCCTGAGTTGTAAAATCAAAATTGTTTTTAATAAATTGATCCAGTGAAGGGTACTTCATTTTAATCATGATATTATCATCAATTTTTATTTCTGTAGAATGTTCTTCGTCTTTTTGGACTTGAACTTCATCTACAAAAATTTTAACAGGAACTTCTGTTGTCCCATCATCTGAACAAGTTACAATTAAATCTATAGATTCTCCTACCGATTTTCCTCGAACATTCAAGAAAATATATTCGATATCGAAAGATGGTAACTCTTCTACTTTAATTCCTTTTGTTAAAATGCAGTCTTTCAAAACTGATTTAATTGCCAGGGTAATTTGTTTAATATCTTGACTTTCTAGAGCCAAAATTAGAACTTTTTCTTCTTTTACTAGAAATGGTCTATATTTTACCGGTTTTCCTGTAGAAGGTAATTTAAGCTCATAAGTTGGTGTAGCAATCTTAGGTAATGGCATATAATTATGTAATCAATTAAATTTATTTAGAGTGGTTTAAAGGAAGGAGAAACATCAATTGCAGAGTTAACTCCAAATGTTGGATTTGTAAAGTATTCTGGAGCCTCACCCCAAGAGAAGGATGGTTGTGTAAGACTTATATTCTCTCCATTTTCTGTTACAAATTGGTTTGAATATTGATTTTGACCTGTACCGAAGTGATTCAATATTACATATCGATCATAATTAAAACTCACTGTAGTTTTTGTGATTGTACTACCTTCATAAGTGACAGGAAGAGCAGTTAAATTTGTTGGGAATGCATTAATAAATTTATAAGTCATCATTGAAGGTGTTTTTTCTACATCTCTAGTGTTTGGATCTACGTAAATATCTCTTTCAAACTTTGTTATCGCTAAATCTCTTTTATATGTGTTTGGATATCTGAATCTGAAAAATTGATCGTCTGAAAATTGACCAACTCCACCTCTAGGATTACCTGAAACCAATCTACCTCTTGTACTATAAAGGGGATTTATGAAATTCATCCACTCTTCAAATAGACGAATAATTCCATATTCCGCATCAACATAGAAAGTCATTGTAACTTCTGGAAAGTCTCTTCTATTTGGAAATCTCTCGACAATTCCTTGTCTACTTCCAGTCTCTTCAATCATACTAAACGAAGCTCCTGGAAGAGAAGTTTCATTACACATAAATTCATAACGTAGAGAATTCAAATATGAAGATCCACCATTAAATAAATTTGAACCCAGGACCCCGCAAGTAACTAACCAAGCATTGATATCAGAATCTGAGTTTGTAATTGGATATGTATCACCTAAAAATAAAGTAACTTTGAATTGACTTGTAACAGATAATTCACCAAATAACTCACTAACTCCGGGTAAAGCAGTACGACCATCATTTGTATTTCTGGGCAAGGTCATCCTTGCATAGATGGGGTCTACTCTATATGGATTACTTGGAAAATCGGATCTGAATGGCTCAGCCATCTATAAATATTACTTAAGGATCTATAGTATGTATATGAGTTATAAGGGAAAATACAGACCAGAAAACCCCAAAAAGTATAAAGGAGATCCCACAAATATCGTTTACCGTTCTTTATGGGAAAGAAAGTTTATGCGTTATTGTGACTTAAATGAAAATGTGAATCAATGGCAGTCTGAAGAGTTTTGGATTCCGTATCTTTCTCCACTTGACAATAAAGTTCATCGTTACTTTCCGGATTTCTTTGTAAAGTATAAGGACAAAAGTGGAAATACACGAACAGTTGTAATTGAAATCAAACCAAAAAAAGAAGTGGAAATGCCTGAACAAAATCCAAAAAGAAGAACAAAGGCCTGGGCATATAAAGTTCAAACTTGGGTAAAAAATCAAGCAAAATGGAAGGCTGCAAGAGAATATTGTGCAGATCGTAATTATGAATTCCGAATCATGACTGAGGAGGATTTAGGTATATGACTTGGAAAGACGAACCTTATGTCAATGGTAAAGGTTTTGGATATGACTTACTTAAACAAGTAAAAGGAAAAAATAAAAGTGGGGATTGGTTTTCTGGGCAACTTAGACAATATCTTGGGGAATTGGATCAAAGTGATATAAATCTTTCGGATACTGGTGGAATTGAAGTTGGACGAATGTATTTTTTCATTTATGGATCAAATACTCCTAAGTTGTCGTTTTTTGACAGACAACCATTAACGTATATTACAGAAATTAATTATAATCAAGACTATTTTATCGGAATTAACCTGCATTATGTTGGGAGACAATATCGTGAAGGAATTGCAAAAGGTCTAATAAATAATGCAGATACAGTAGGCATACCTCGTAATACTATTCATCGTTACTTTTTTTCTGGAGTTGCTGGGGGATTTTTGAGAGTTCCAGAAAAAGATTGGCCCTCCGTTGCAATATTACCCACTGAAAAATTTGTTGATATAAGAGGTCAACCCTTTCCCAATCACAAAGCCTGGAGCAAATCTTAAGTGGCGTATACAAACGTTAAATCACCATTAGTTACCAAAAATGGAATTTCATATAATCTCCAATATGATCTAGGGACTGGTGACGTTCAAATTATACAACAAAATGCTCCTGCAGGAACAAAGCCAATTTACCAAGACGGTAAATGGAACGCATCCTCAACATTATTGGGATTTACGGATAATGAAAAGAATCAATTACATATTCAAACAATTATATCAATTCAATCGGCATATAAAAGTGTTGGGGGAGTCAATTCCAATTCAAAATTAGCACAATGGGCATCTGAGAATTTTACTACTGGAGCTCCTGGACAATCATCAATTACTCCCCAAAGTCCAGTATCTGGAGCAGTCGGTGGATTGGGTGGATCAAATCTGTCAGTAACTACTACGTCTGCAGGAACTGTTGTTAAAACTACAACAACTACTGGCGGTACTCCAGGGTCCACTGCGATTCCAGGAACAACACCTGCAAGTAGTGCAACAGCTGCAGTCGGTGGGGGTGGTGGAGTCGGATCTTTATTTTCATTTCTACAAAACCCCAAAGAAAGTTATAAAAACTTTGCAGTCAATGGGGATAATTTTGGAGTTGGAAACGAAAAGAAATTATTCAGTGGTGAAATGAAATATCCTGCGGATTTGATGACAAGTCAACAGGACCATTTTGCAATTTCTCAATATAGATATAAACCATCTAAAGCAGATGCAATCTTTGGGGGAACTGCAGCCGCTAGTCAGGCATTATCTGGGGGTCTTCAAACTGTATCAAATTTATCAGAAATAATTGGTACAGTATTTCTGCCAATGCCTAACACTATTGCAGACAGCAATAACGTTAGTTGGGGTGAAGATTCGATGGGAAACCTAGCAGCTGCAGCAACTGCAAGTACACTTGGTAATCTTAAAGGAGAAGCGGGAATAGCACTTGCTGCATCTGCCTTCGGTGGACTTACTGGAGTTGAGGGA